CAAAAAAAGACTAACAATATTTACGGAACTGGTATATTATCTGTGCGATAATATGAGAATATTTATTACGCATTTAAGAAATATAATAAGATCATACTTATATAGAGCAACAAAAAGAAAGGAAAAAGATCCTCATGAAGTACATTGGGGAATAGGTGGAAAATGAACACAATAAAAATTACTGATGAACTAAAGGCTAGGGTTCGTGACCATGAAGGAACAAGAGCACATGCCTATCAAGATACGCTAGGAAAATGGACCATTGCCGTGGGCCATTTGATTAGAGATCATGAAATAGAAAAGTATTTAGTATCTGATGGAGCTGGTGGATATAAACCAAGAGAAGAAGAACTTTCAGCAGATGAAATAGAAGACTTATTTTTAATCGATTTAAACAGAGCATGCGCAGGAGCAGAGCAGTTAATAGGTAAAATGTATAAAGGCGATAAAAGATTACCTCAAGAAATTGAGCACGTAATCGTGGAAATGGTTTTTCAATTAGGAGAAACAGGTGTCTCTAAATTCCGTAAGATGTGGAAAGCACTCTCCGATGGAGATCGAAAAGAAGCAGCGGCTCAAATGAAAGACTCCAGATGGCATTCGCAAACCCCTGTGAGATGCGAAGCCTTAGCTGAAATCGTTGAAAACGCTTAGAGCGTTCTTCTAATAAAATTTGGGAATCGGCCTTCTTGCTTAAATGTCATGTAGGCCGCATACCAATCATTTTTGTATTCTGCTTGGCAGAAATCTTTAATTGATTCATCTTTATCTTCTTTTGTTTTAAAGAAATTAAGAAAGTGATTCATTGATCTTTTAGTTAAGTTAAACATTATTATCTCCTTGTTTTTCGTGGAGAATATAGTGCTATTTTTTATTTTTACTTGTGCTTTTTAAATACTTCTGATGTGCTCTGATCTCTCGATGAATCTCAACCTGAGACCAATGAGCCATCGCCGCTTTGTGAATATCTTCTTGAAATACTTTTAACTGACCCATATCCAATTCAATAGGTCTACCTAAATTGTCTTGTGCTTCTTTAACCTCATCTCTCGTTAAACTTAGATAGAGTTTGCCATCTTGATATACAATTCTACTCATTTTATTTCTCCCCAGTTGTCTCCTATTTCCGCATCACATTTGACCGGAACATGTAGTTCAACAGCAGATTCCATTATCTCTTTAATCTCTTTTACCTGGGTCTCATTGGCTATGGAGACGTTGAGTTCGTCATGTATTTGAATCATAGGAATTACGCCTAGATTTTTCCACAGATCCACCATGGCTTTTTTGGTTTGATCTGCTGCTGAACCTTGTATTAACCTATTCAATGCACGATAGGTTCCTGCTCTTTTCATCTCATTCCATGCCCAAGTTTTCTTAGCATTCTCATAAGACATCATTCTTTTGTCGTAGAAATCTTTGTTTTCCCAAAGGTCAAAACGACATCTTCTTCCGAGCAGTGTATTAATAAATCCATTTTGTTCGGTGTACCTTGTGGCTCGAACAATTATATTGTTTAGAAACTGAACATTATCATTATATTTTTTCTTCAAAGCTTTAGCTTGATCGGGACTAATATCTAAAGAGTCAGCTAGCTTGGCTATCCCCATTCCATACATAAGACCTAAACCAATAGTCTTGGCTTCTTTCCTTGAAATACCTGCCATTTCAGCAGTTACTTGGTGGAAGTCCTTACCCTCATGGAAGAACTTAATTAGTGTCTCAGCGCCCTCTAAACCGTGTTTTTGGGCATAATGTACGAGTAGTCTAGGCTCTTGTTGAGAATAGTCTAGAGATGCCCATTTCTCTCCTTCTTCGGGTAAGAATAAGGATCTAATCTTAGGGCCAATCGCTTCGTTTCTAGCCGGAACTTGTTGGAGGTTTGGATTATTCATGGACAACCGACCACTGACCGTTCCCCCATACTCTCCTTTGAGCTGATTAATTTCAGCATGGATACGACCATCGACTTGATGTTTAAGAATAGAATCAATGAAAGTTGTATGTGCTTTATTATATTCTCTAGCGACAGAGATAGATTGAATCAAAGGATTATCACTTTCTCTCATCAAGGTATTACTAATTTTAGCCTGCTTATTTTTTTCCGTGAGTTCATACTTCTCACCTAGCCTATCAAATATTTTTTGTAGAGAAGCAGCAGCGTAGATGTCGGAACTACCAATATCAATACCTGTTTCTTTTTTAATATTTTGATAGATCTTTTCTTCTTCTGACTTAAAAAACTTCTTCGTCTTTTCTGCTTTTTCTAAATCAACACGCACACCTTTCCAACGCATCTCTAATAATAATCTAAGTAAATCTGTTTCTAAATTAAAGATATCTGTTAGACCTTGCTTTTGAATTTCGACTCGTAAGAACTCCCAAAGTTTTAAAGTTAATCTTGTATCTTGTTCAGCATAGATACCGGCAATCTCTACAGGAACCATGTGCATGTATTCAATTGCTTTGAAGCCGTGCTCTTTACCAAACTCTTCTAATAAGTTTCCTTGTTTTCTTTCTCCTAAATAATCTTTAGACAAACTATCTAAGCTATAACTATATCGATTCTCATCAACTAAGGGAGCTGCAATCAAAGTATCATAAACTTTTGTGACATTACATTCGACACCCCAACGTCGAAGCCAACCTAAATCGTAAACAGCGTTGTGACAAATCACAATCGGATCTTCTTTAAATAATTTCACTAACCATTTCTTTACTTCTTCTTCAGAAAAATTACCACCTCGCTCGTGGCGAACAGGAAAGTATCCATCAAATCCTTCAAAAGAAATAGCAACACCCACAACAAAACCTTTGTTGGTTGCCCATCCTCCGCCTAAATTTTTAATTTCAGGATCGTGTGTTTCTAAATCTATAGCTACTTGTTGTATTTTTTTAACATCAGGAAAGCTTGGTCTCGTCCATTCTGGTTTATTATCTTTTTTTAATAAATCCATTTGTTGTTCAAATATCATCTTAGTATCTCCTCAAATTCGTAGGGGGAAGTAGAAGGAACAATGTATAAATTTTCTTTTGCACGTGTCATACCTACATAAAAAACTCTTCTTTCATCATCTCTATTTACCCACATGTTATCGTTAATTCTTTTAGAGATGTCAGAGAATAAAATAACATTCTGACTTTCTCCACCCTTCGCTCCATGAATGGTAGAAAGTTTTATATTCGCTTTCTCATCTAACTCATGCCCGCTTTTAAGTATATGTCTAATATAATTTCTATCGGATTCTGGTATTCTTTGAAGTGCCACCTCCCAAGGTGTTTCTAAAGGAACATTCAAACCCCATTCTTTACATAAAGTTTCGTAAGAATAAGTAGCTTCAATATTTGCACCAAGCAATAATTTCTTTCCCCTCGATACTCCCTCTTTTCCTACTGGCATGTACTGATATAAAAACTTTACATGCGAGCAAGGAATCTCTTCATTTTTTTGTAATGCAATCCATGCACGATAAGCTGTTGCGATCTCATTACTAATAGATAAGTAATTATTTTTTTCATAAAAATAACCTTTATTTTTCAACTCTTTTGCAACTTCATTAATATAGTAATTGGTTCGACCAAGAATTAACCACTGACCACGGTCCAAATTAATACTTTCAAAATTAGTATTACGCACTTGTCCTTCTTCTTTTCGAGGTTGCCATTCTTTAGTAATTCTCTTTTTTATTTTTGACACAAGGTTATTTGACTTTGCGAATATTGTTTGAGGTATTCTATAGGATTGATTTAAAACTTTCAAATGACAGTTCAAATCAATGAGCTTCGAAACATCCGCACCACTCCAAGAATAAATTGCTTGGTCATCATCGCCTGCTAAATAAGTAGCTTTGGCTTTGTTCATCATAAGGCGAACCATTTGCCATTCGTTTGGTTTTAAATCTTGAACCTCATCCACAATCACAATATCTAAATTAGGACATTGACCTATCTTATTAAACTCCGTAATTAAATCGGTATAATCTTTTACGCCCCGATGTTTTTTAAATAACCTGTAAGTTTTATCTATTCTTTGTAGTCTTGATAATCCCCCTTTAACATGTCCATACTTTCGAAACTCTTCTTCTAAAGAAGTATTTTTAACACGATAGAGATCAATTAAATGTAGTCCTTCATCTTCTTCTCCCGGCACTACATCATCGGTTTTAATACTGCGAGATATATCAACACCATATTCGTTATAATAATCTTTGAAATCTTGTCGCTGAATAATATCTGTATGACTACATCCCAACCACTGATAAGCAAGACTATGTAATGTACGAAACCATTTTAAATTTTTTTTCTCTAATTGAAATTTCTTACAAGCACGGTCAATAGCTTCGGTCGTTGCCTTTTTCGTAAAAGAAAAATATCCAATACGATCAGGATCACGGCCCTCGGCCAACTGTTCTTCAACTAAACGCAATAAGGTTGTTGTTTTCCCTGTGCCTGGAGGCCCAATAATTTTACAGACGTTGTTTAAAATGGTATGACCTCTTCTGTTTCTTCTTGTTGATGAAGTTCTACTTCTTGTTTTGTAGTAAACTTATCGCTTGGAACCCACCATACAAGCTGACCTTTTTTATTATTCAGCTTTCTTTTAGAATAATCTCCCCCTAAATTTCTTAGGAAAATACCCATTTGGTTAGAAGTTAAGATGCCATATCTTCTATTTCTCATATACTCTTGAAGCTGATCCATACGGAAGTACACTTTTCTTTCTTCATCGTCCACGAAACACTGACCATTGAGGATATCATCAATATCCATGGCATTAGCTTGGTTAGAAATATATCGAGTTAAAACATTTCTAAATTCACCTTCAGGTGTCATTTCAAATTCAGATTGAACCTTAATAGCTTTCGATACGATATCAGTGATGTAGTAATCCCAGTCTTCTCTTTTCATCATCGAAGGCATCGAGCCTAACTTGACTAAACATTTTTTTCTAAACTTATGTTGGTCATACAATTCTTCTATTGTACACACAATCGTCTTCTCTTGATTAATAGTGACATGATAAATTGTATCTTCGTTATCACCATACTGAATAACATTCCCTACATCAGTAATAATATTGCTATCACCAACACCATATTTTCTAATTCTACATTTAGATTTATTACAGAAAGAACACATCGGTTGGTCTTTACACTTATATCCCCAATCTTTTTTATCAGATTGTTTAATAATCTTTTCAATCTCTTTAGGCGTTAGAGGATCTTCAAAATACTTTTGATGAAACTTATAAACTTCTTGTTCAAAGTTTTCTCCAAATTTTTTCTTTGCATATACGGCATACTGAAAAAGAAAGTTATCTCGACTACCGGGTTGAACTGTTTTGTTTTCTGTGATGTACGCTTCAATGCAATAAGGTGCATCAGCAAATTCTGAATTTTCTTTCTTCAGTGATAATTTTTTTAATTGTTCTTCTGTAAGAGATTTATCTTCTACTTCTTTTAAAAATTCTTCTAGAGTTAATACATTTCCTTCTCCACTAAATGCATATCTTTCTGTGTGTTCTAGTCCATTATGATAAGGCATATTTAAAAAGCTACCCACTTCCCAATCAGAGGGATTACCTTCTCTCATTAGCTTCTCTTGTTTAGGAAAAACTTCACAGTGACCAAGGCCCATGAACGCCGCTAATTCTTTTATCTTATTGTGAACTATTCCGGCAGGAACATACTCTTTAAAGAATAAAAAGATATGAGCACCACCACTTTTAGATTTAGTGACAATAAAAGGTAGATTTCTTTCCGATAATTTTTTAGCAATAGATACATGATCGAGGGGATACTCATCAACATCAATACATCCCCAACGACATTTATCTTCATCATTGATAGGGAACACACCAAGGCTTGGCCATGCACCTTCCAAATGATCTTGCCATAACTTATCTTCTAAAGGCTTCTTGCGAATCCAAGTTTCACCTTCTGCTTTATTATCTTCTCGGAGACTGTCTTTAGGTTGGAACGTACCATAAGCACGCTCCAACCCAAGAAAGATCTCTTTGAATTGAGAGACCCTTTTATCCATTAAAACGGAATGTCCTCAGAGCTGTTTGAACTGTCTCCTTCGTCATCATACTTGGCAGTCACTTTACCTTTTCTGACAGACTCATTGAAACTAGCAGCCATATCAAATGTTGCTTCATCAGATAAGAACTCGTCTTTATTGACAACCCAACCATACCAAGAACCTTTGTCGTTTTGTTGTTTGATAGTAGTTAGGTGATAAATACGATACCAACTAGGAGCTAAGAAAAGCTGTTTAGTTTTTGGATTTTGAATGAATTCATTCTTCAAACTATAAGCCCAACTTCTAGCGGCCTTTAACTGAGTCGCCTTCATTGAAAGAATGGCAGGCTCTGGGGCGGCACCACCGTTTAAAAGAAGCACATAAAAGTTTGCACATTCTTCTAGATAGTTTCCGTTCTCAAGACGGAATTTTCCGTCATCTCCACGTACTGCGTTGGTTGGTTTATCTTTGGGTTCAAAGATATTAACAGGAGCAGAAGCACCTTTGCCTCTATCTGTCCACTCCAACCATACTTTTTCATATCCACAGACAACAACTTTAATACCGTCTTGTCCTGAATATAGTTTTTTACTGACATTATTAATAATCATGCCAGCTTTAGCACCATCAATCTCATCAACTTCTGGAGACATTGCGGCCAAGACTTTTAGTCTGGGCGTTGCAATATCATCGGTTGTGATAGTGTCTAGTCCTGCACCTGCGAACTGAACTAAGTTCTCTAAGTTCATAGCAGGTAGGCTTTCTGTCTTTGTGGTGACAGCACCATTAGCTTTTGTATTGCTCATTTTTATTTTTCCTTTTTATTTTTTTCGTTCGATCTTTACCTTCTTAAAGGTAAACACTCCAAATTTTTCTTGATCAACAGATGTCATCGAACCCTTGGCAATCTGTTCCTCTACTAATTTGGAAAGTGTATTCCATGCCACCGCTTTCTTATTGCTAGGATACAGACCACGGTCTTGTAGCTCGCTCATAAGATTAGTTGCATCGGAATCTTGTCCACGACCAAAGGTCAACTTTACTTCGTTCTTGATCACATCATCAAGTCCAAGTTCTTGCAATCGAGAAAAACAATAGTCTTCGTTTTCCATTGTAATGTTTGCACGCAGTTGATCTTTGACTGAAACCTTTGAGCCGTCCATTAAGGTTAATGACTTAACACCGGCACTCTCAATCATCGAAGGGATAACTTCATTTTCTAATTGAAATTCTCTCTCTTCTAATTGTTTGATCTCAGCTTTTCTTTCAGCGATTGTCATACGAACATTGTCTAGTTCGTTACACGCTTCGCCAAGATCTTTTACATCTGAACTATCTAAAGAATTAATCTTAGACTGTTCAAAAGCTTTATCTAATAGACCCATTTTTATTCTCCTTATTTTAATTCTATTGTTATAGGAATATATATAGCACTCTCTCTGTCCCATTTCAAGACTTTAAAATTATTATTTGTCATTTTTGCAGCGACAGCACAAACAATTCCAATTAATACAGGATCTCCCATCAATAATAAAAAATCATTAGAGGTGAAATCTTTTAGTTTTTTCTCTACTGCAAAAGCAAATCTTGTAGAATTAACTTGTATTTGTTTGGGATTTTCAAACATAATTATAGGCGTTCCAAATCTTTCACAATCTGAAATATCCCGATAACCACCATTAGGTAATTTTGT